CCTCTGGAAGCAAAGCCAACAATACCAACAACAGACGAATTAATCGTAGGTGGGTAGTCTGAAATATCATTTTCAATGACATATACACCAGGACTTACGAAATTTGGCATTTAAATATCTCCTATTATGCGTTTCTTATTGAAAGCAGGTTTCTTTTTTGGAACCTAATCACATGATCAGTGACGTATGAAGCGGGAACCTTAATTGTCTGTTTGGGGGTAAGATAAAAATCACGCATTCCCTTTTCTGTAAAGAGGGGGAAGCTCCAACTCTGTAGACTCGTATTAGTGATTAGCTTCATATTTTCTTCTCCATAGTATGTACTCCATCAAGAGTACTTTTTTATCATTATTTTTTTAATAGATTGTGGCTTCAGAGTTAAATTGTTCCACTTCTCCTGTGCTTGTTACTAAAAATCTTGGATTAGGAATATAGCCTTCTAACTTAATAGTAAAAGTTCTTCTAATGATCCTATCCTGTCTATCTGAAGTCTCAAATGTAGAGTTATCCGACTCTTGCTCAATAAATGCTTGAGCAACATTAGTATACGAATTTTTTATAACAAGATGAGGATTAAACATTAGTCTAATTTGTTCAACAATCTGGTCTAAGTTAGCCTTATACTTGGCCCAGATGTTAATCCCATATTCTATATCAACAGCCCTAGGAGCCAAGCTAATAACCCTAAAGGCCCGTTTCTTTTCCTCACTCCAAAAGGATTCCTGTACAATATTAGGAAAATATCTACGTCTAGTATCAGCATTAGATGACGAGTTTTGATTAATAGACATGATAGGGAGAATAATATTATTCTCTTGCTTTAACTTAGCTATCGTGCGCTCTGGATTAGCATGAACACATTTAACGTCTACTAAATTAGTTTCACTATCAATGTAAGCCAAAGTTCCCAGCTTAGAGATCATAAAGCGTAAAACTTCACGGTAAAACATAGGTATATTGTTAACTTTAGTAGTTCTTTCATATATTAGATTTCTGGCCCACTCATCAGGAGTTAGTTTACTCCCTGGATCAATAGGAATAGCCCCACTAGCAGTACTTTCAATAAGAATAGTATTAGAGGTCATCGTAGTTCTCTTCTAATGTTTTAATCGTCTCTGGCCTACTTAAACGATCTGAAACTTGGGAGAGGGGTGTATTTTGTACATCCTCAGAATCACGAAGGAGTTTGGCAGAACAAACTAAATGATAAACCCCATAAATCTCAAAGCTGTCTTCCTGAACTTCAAAAACTTCATACTTCTGATTTTGAAATCGAGGCTGTAAAACATCCCCAGCCTTTAAATATCCTTTGATTCTCTGTTCCATATAGCTCTTATTGAATACAAATATCTGATCGTTAGTAAGTTCAATACCAAACTGACTTAGAGTTTCTTCTAGAACTTTAGGCTCATAATGACCGTATACAGTGATTGGTTCCCTAGCTATAGGCTTGTTTCTCTCTTCCATATAAACTTCATCAAACTGGCTATCACCTTGCATGTAAGGATAGTAAAATATTTCAGAACCAGAGATTCTAATCATCTCATCATCCACCATGTTAAAGAGATTAATGTCTGGGTTAGCTGGGTCAAAGAAATTAAGTTCACCCCCTGCCTCTTCAATTTCAGGCAAAGGAGGAGGTGTTACACCTACTTTATAGTTCTTTCTATTTTCCATTAGTAAGTAGAGAAACGAGCAGGCTCTTCAAACTCGTCTAACAATCTTTGAAGAAGCTTATCTTTTTCTTCCTGTCCTTCTTTAACTAGAAGATCACCATTTAATTTTGCCCCTCCACCAGGAGAAGGAACAGTTTGGTATTTACCTCTAATCTGGCCTAGAGTTCCTTTAGCACAAGCTAAGGCATAAAGCTGTATCCAATTTCTGTACGCTGGGTGAAGAGTATCTGAATTAAGTCCTCTATAGATAATAATTACACCCTGGTTATCAGTAACAGGCTTAGGTTCTATTTGAAGATACTGGTTATCAAGGACAGTGAAGGATCCTTCTTGTCCTAGAATCTTTCTCATCATCTCTAAGTTCTGTTGGAGAAGATAAAAATCTCCTACTCCAAAGTTCTGGAAGAGATAGTTGTCTTGAAAGTATTTAATGAAAAAGTCAAATTCTAGAGTTCCTGCTTGGTTCTGAATAGAGAGGAGGGTCTTTTTGTATACTACATACTCCAAATTATTTAGAATATAGGAAGGTATTTTATAGGTACTAATACCGACAGTTGTAGTAAAGGTTACAAACTGTGTGGAAAATAGAGGAGCATGGTTGTACATCGTACCCACTGCCTCATCAATACAGGTTTTAATTTGATAAGGAGTAAGCTCTACCCTAACTACAGGATGACCTAATCTAGCAAGAATGAAATCCTTTAAGTTTTCCTCAAAGTGGGTCCACTCAACCCCATCAGCCATAGTAGTATTGTTAAGTTTTTCATAATCAATTTCGCCAGAAGTCTTATGAGCGGAATTAATATTTGATCCAGCATAAGGGGCAAAGCTGTTACCCCATGCTGCTAATTTTGGTTCAACTGCCATTATATACTCCTATAAAGTATAAAGATATATCTCTATTTTATATAGGCAAAAGGAAGGGGCCGGGAAATTTAATTTCCCGGCCCCCTATCTTTATTCTAACAATAATTTGTTAGAGGATGTTATCCTACCTTGTTAACTCCACCTGACTGCGTTGCCTTAGCTCCAGGCTGGAAGAGGAAGTTAGCTGTGAGACCCACAAGACGAATGATTCTGTAGAATTTCGACTCAGGGGTTACAGCAGCCTTACCGTAACGGGTAAGAATTCCCTTTCTAGGCTGGAAAGTAAGCGGATCAGTAATGGTTGGGAGTTGCTGGAGAGGAATGTATGGGCAATAAACATACCCAGCATCCATAGGACCAGTTCCCTTGTAACCCATCATGATTTCATCTTCAGGATACATCGGATCAACATACAGATCATACTTACCTGCAAACTTACCCTTGTAAGAAACAGAGTTAGCACCAATGTTCGTAGGACGATCAGAGGAAGCAACTCCACCCTCAAGCTTGGCAGCAGATTCTAGCATTGCTGCAACTAAAGGTGAACAAATAATCCAAGTACCTGGACCGCGCATCGTAGTTCTATAAATATCCTGCGAAGCGAAGTTCATGGCAGCTAGAAGGTTAGCGTAAACCTGACCGACATGTTGAGGAGCAAAAGCAGTACCTAGGAAGCTACTAGAAAGGTCTAGCAAGTAGACATTACTATCAGTTCCAGAAGAATTAAAAGCACCTGCATTAGCAAAATCATAAAGGTATTCACCAGGAGTGAAACTCTCTGTGCCAGTTGCTCCTGTAGGAGTATGCAAATTACCCGTGTTCGGCATGTTATTGGAACCTCCAATATCAAGAGAAGAACGATTCCAACCCGTTAGACCAGAAGGATCGTATGCAATCATACGAAGATCTTCGATAAGCTCACGGTCAATTTCTAAGGAGAGTTCCTTAGAGAGAAGTTCCGTAAGTTCACCTTCAAGATCAAGGTTATGATATGCACGAAGATCCTGAGCAGCCTCAAGAGTCCAGAGAGACCGCATCTTGCGAGTACGAGCGACAACAGGCTGTTGCTCGATGTGCATGTTGATTTCAGGAATCTCACCGTCTGAAAGTGCTTCACCCGCTGAGACACTGTAACCAAGAATGGTCTCAGGATCAGGCCAAGCAGCGATCTGACCACCCATCGTAGTTGACGGGGAACCAGAAGCGTTGCCTAGAATAGAGCTAAAGTATGCACCAGTACCAACATTCGCACCAGAGAAGTTAGCACTCGTTGTCATACCACCGTAGGTTAGGCGATACTTACTGTAAACAGTTTCAGTAACACCCCTCGTTCCACTGTGACGATCATGACCTAGGTAAAAGATCTGTGAAACAGGACCACCCATAGGCTGAACGCCTACGATCTGGTTTGCGATAAGAGAGGGATAAACCCGACGTACTAGGGGGAATGCAAACTTCTGGAAAGTTCCAAGCTTACCAACCGTAGTTGGAGCATTAGCCTCGTCCACACGATCATTCTTTTCAGCAATGATGGACTTGGCTTGGTTCTCTAGAAGTTGGGCCGTGACCTTACGAGTATACTCGTTGTCAATCCCCTCAAGTACAGGTCCCCACTTAGTTAATAATGGTGAATTTTCTTCTAACATTGTGTTTTCCTTACTTAAGAATTAGAATGAGGCATGAACTTCATAACCTCAGGGGTTAGAAGGTCATTAAAAGCCTGAACGTCAGGCTTGTTTACCTCCTTCTTGTCTACATCTTCTGCGATAATAATCGCCTTTTCGGAAGACTTAAACGGCTTGTCCTTAGATTCCTCTAATATATCGACTGCCTCTAAGAGTGTTGCCTTGTCTTCCTCAAGTTTGTTAACCTTAGTACTAAGAGCCTTCAAAGTAGTTTCTATCTTTTCGTTTTCCTCAAAAGACTTTCTGAGTTCCTCGGTTAGGATATTAACTTCTGTTTCAAACTCCTTTTGTTCATGAACGAGATCCGAAATAGCATTATCTTCATCGTCCTTCTTCAATTCCAAGGCCATAAGAGTCTTAACTGATTCAAAGAGGGTGGCATTTCTAAAAGTTTCATCCTCTTCTTGAAGTTCCCTTACTGCTTGGTCCTTTAATTCGTCAACTCTAGAACGCATAAAACCCTTGACCTTAACTTCTAATTGCAAGATCTTTTCGTCTACTTGTTCTGAGATAACAGTATTAACTAACACAGCAATTTCGCTAACTGCGGCCTCAGATAAACCTTCGGGCAGCAACTCTGCGATAGGCAGCGTCTGTTCTGTTTTAGATTTTCCCATTTGTATAAACTCCTGTTACGATAGTAGTTACATGTGTTACGCTTAAAAGATTAAAAATTTTTATTTTTTGTTAAGTTTATTTTCTAACATTCTAATAAAAATCTTTTCAGATAATGCCTTATCATATGTCTTTTTAATAGTCTCTTCAATAAAATTAGAGTTGTTACTTTCATTTACTAGTCCAGGGAAGGCTCCTTTAGTGGAAGGATCGGCTACTAAATCAAAAGTTACAAGCTTGTAATCATCATTTACTATGGACATCCCATCCTTTCTTTCACTTAATGACCCCATTCCCCTAGAGGAAATCCCTAACTTTACTCCACCCTTGATAAGAGCCTGAGCTACTTGACCACAGGGAGTATTTAAAATTTCTGCTTCACCACGCATTTCATTACCGCGCATTTCCAACTTAGTAACAAGATGAGAAACATTTCCCAACTTAACCGCATCGTGAGTGGGGTGATCCAACTCTCCCATTAATCTACGCTCTGCAATAGCCTCATCTAGTCTATTCATTTCTCTTATTAATAGCTTCTTCTCATAGACTCTCTTATTCTGATTAGGCATATCGGCTCTCTGGAAAACTCCAGCAATACGCATAGTCCCCGTAGACTTAGACTCGGAAATAACTTGCAAATTCTCAATAATAAAGGTATCGGTAATAAACATTATTTTTTAATCGCCTTTTTAGAATTATCTATCTTATCGTCAGCACCTGGGCCATAAAGCTTCTTTAATCTCTTAGAAGTTACACCCCCGTGCTTAACCATTGTTCTAGCTGCGTGTGCTTTAACGCTTTTAAAATCAGATGACGGGGTAGAACTTCCTGGCGTGAAGCCCTTAGCAATTTTACCACTACTCTTAGATCCCCATCCTGCTTTAGAAACAACATAAACTCTGTCAGATCCAGTGGTACTAAAAATCTCTCCAACTTTCCCCTGCTCTAAAGCCTTTGCAATTGTAGCAAAAATTCTAACTCTAGCCTTCTTAGATTTAACGGCTCCTTTTTTGGTGGCCCCTTCCTTAGACGTATATTTTTCACGACCTTTCTTAGAACCTTTCCCAGATTCAGCCTTACCCTCTAAAATATCAAATAGGGTCATCATATCTTTGCTACTTTTCTCTTATTTTTAATCTTTTTTAGAAGAGCTATCATGGGATCTTTTTCTTCTTCTTCTTCTTTCTTCTTAGGCTTTTCAGTATTATTAGCTAAGTTAACTCCTAAAGCTCCTACTGTAGTCATCTCAGTTAAAGTTTCTTTAACCTGAATCAATAGTTGTTTAACCTCTTCCATAATATCCCAAAGATCCTGATTAGAAGAATCAGGCCCAGAAACAGCTTCCGTTTGAGGAGTAACACTCTCATTTAAAGGAACTACAGGAGCCTTACCTTCGACAATACTATTCACAAAATCCTCAGGAACTTGAACCTCACTAATATCCACCTGATTGCCTACTTCAGGTGAGTAAACTGAAGGATCAGCCTGAAACGAAGGGGAAGCTAACGGGGAAGTAGCTTTTTGTTGCTCTTGAGCTAAAATCTGTTCTGCAAAATCTCCAACTGAGAAACTCATTTCTTACCTCACTTACCGCCAGCGGTTGCTTTTAACTTATTGACCTTAGCCATAGACTTTTCCCTTCTTTTAGCTTCTCTCTCATGGTATTCTACTGACTGCTGATCCCTAGACTTGTACCCAGGTGATTCCGCTGGGCTATTCGCATCCTTCTCGCTTGTCTCCTTGACCACATCAGCCTCTTCGTCTAGATCTTCATCATCTTCTTCGATGGTTTCTAGTGCATTGGTAATCTGAGCTACATGCTCTTGAATCTGCTCATCAGTAAGAGCTTCTTCTAGAACGCTCTCACAAAGAGGGCAGATATGCTCTTCAATAGATTCCTGAGCAACTTCCAGACTTGGCGTAGCCGTATCATCGTCCGAAGGACACTCCTTCTCATCCTTATCATCCTTCTTCGCCTTCTTATCATCATTCTCATCCTTATCATCCTTATCATCCTTCTTCGCCTTCTTATCAGCCTTCTTATCATCCTTCTTTTCATCCTTCTTTTCAGAAAGAGTTATGTGAGCGGCATCCCAAGAGGCATTTTCTAAGATAGAGTCTACAAAACTATCTTCTACTTTAATATGTTCAGTCATGGTTATTTTCCTTAAATAGGTTAGCTTAGGACAAAGAGAACATGCCCCTCAGTATATTTATATACTTACCATAAAGTATATTCTTTTTATTTTTATTTTGTTATTCTTCCTCTATAGGAGGCCCCACAAATACCGTTTCATAGCCTGTTTCAACAAAAGTACAGTCAGTTATAGTGTCCCCTGCTCTACCACACCCCTTACCACTAACAAAAACCAAAGTACTACCTGTCTCAAGAGGCTTTGAATGCTTATCACAGGGAGTTAAATTCCCATGAACATGTTCAGTATTATAATCACCTTGAATAGCTATTGGAAACCCTCCTACAAAAACAGTAGCTACTCTCAACTCAGCATTAGGATTGGCTGCAAGGCTTTCTAAAGCCAGAGATCTACTCCCCTGTCCCTCACAAATATCACTATCCCCGCTTTCTGGGGTACCATGCTGTACGTCAAAAGAAATATCAGGATTTACAAAAGCTACTTTAGGCATTTATCCTCTACCCCCTTCAAACGAAGCAGTTCTTACTCTTTGTGGGAAATATCCTATTTTAGGAACAACGGTTTGTATTTGATCACTTAATATAGAATTACTACCCCCCACCTTGAGTCGGCTAGAAGTAAGATAAGTTTTTTCTCTATCAGATGTTTTTAAAGGATAAACTTTAAGAG